CCTATGACGTTCGAGCAAAGAACGGGGTCGGGTGGTAAGCACATATTTCTTAAAGCACCAGACGATCAGACGATTATTACGGGAAAAAACGTACTAGGCGAGGGCGTAGATACAAGAGGCGAGGGCGGATTTGTTGTTGTAGCTCCATCGAACCACAAGTCCGGCCAGCATTATAGGGTCGAAGATTGGGCAAAAGATCTAAACATCGAGGAAAGTCCAGAATGGATTACAGAACTAGTAAAGACAGAAGCGCATAGATTAAACGGTGGCAGCGCCCTCCAAGATGCAAAGACTAATATGTGGGGGAATATGGTCGATGGTCGGGAAGGTTATATGGTGCAGCTGATCCTTGGCACGATCCATACATCATGGACGCAACGCGGCATCCTTCCAACAGTCGAAGAATTAGTGGCCGATACGTGGCCAATATTTGAACGTAAGGCGAAATCGCGCAACAAAACACTGGCAGACGATGGGCGTGGCCTCGATCTGTTTAAAAAGAAAGCGTGGTATCAGCTAAAACGCGCCAAGAACGGCGAACTACGCATTATAACAGAAGAAAATAAGAATACCGTCTCACTTGTCAGGTCGGACGGTCGATCCGAAAGCTCTGAGGCATCCCCTGTTGTCAGTGGCTTTCGGATCACTGATTGGAGTATGCAGCGATACTCCGGTGAACCGCCAGAAATGGAATGGCTTATCGATGGTATCTTGCCTCGCAGAGTGCCAGGACTAATCAGCGCAATCGGTGGGCTGGGTAAGAGCTTTATCTTGCTCGATCTAGCGATGAAGGTGGCTGGTGGCGACCAAGGAATGCACCAAGAGAGGGCGTTCGGCAACAACATCGTCCATAATGGTAAGGTCGTATTTTTTGGTGCAGAGGATAGCGCCAACTCGATGCACCGTCGTATCGCATCGATCGGAGGTGCAAACCTTAGAGATCGAGCAGCTGGGCGTTTGTATGTCGTGCCGATGCCCGACGCTGGCGGCACATCAAGCCTGATTACACACGCAATGGGCGAGTATTCAGTAACGCCAGCGTATCTCGATATGAAAGCGCAGCTGAAAGAGTTAGGCGACATAGCGTTAATCATCATCGATCCGCTGCAAGCGTTCGCCGCAGCCGACATAAATAGCGACCCTGCGGCTGGTCAATTCTGGTGGTCTGTTATGAGTCACTTATGCGTGGAGACAGATGCCAACATTTTAATATCGCATCACATGAGAAAAGACGGTGCGTTTAACATAACAAAAGCAACGCAAGCACGGGAAGCGATCAGAGGCACAACGGCGCTCGTTGACGGCGCTCGATGGGCATACGGCCTCTGGGCGATGAACGAAGCAGATGAACTCGTTTTATCGCAAAAAATGGATAATATCGAGGCTGGTGTCGGGCAGTGTGCTTGTGGTGCAGTGGTCAAGACAAACGACCAGTGCGATATGTTTATCCGTAGCTTTGTGCGTGGCGAAAATGGCTTGCTTATCGACAAAACAATGGAAGTCGAAGCGATACTCGATGCCTCGACAAAGCTCGATCACTTGCAAACGGCAGCAATATTCGATGAAATTGCTAAACGCTGGCACAGTGCAGAGCCATTTAGCATCGCGGTAAACACTCAGCGAAGCTTACAGACGTTTCTGCATCAGGATTACGGGATGCCAAAGCGGTCAGCGAAAAGCTACATCAACGCTTGGCAGTCGCAAGGCTTTATCGAGAGCGCGACGCACGATTCAAAAACAAAAAGCAAAGGCGTGAAGGTGCTGAAAGCACCAGATCAGCCAGCATGGAGGGCATATGGATAAGCCAACAGAACAGAAGTACCTCGAGACCATTGTGCGGCAGTGCGATGTGCTGGTCGAAGATCTAAAGCGCCATCCGGCAAGACTGACGGCGGCGCAACGTGTTGAGAGCATAAAGTTTGCAGCCGTCCGTATTTTGGAAGCAAAGGAAGCATCAGATGGATAAGTGGATTGAGTGCAAGTTGTGCGGTGGTGACGGCTACCAGTTAGAAGAAAAAGCAGTCATCGACTACGAGAACGGCGGCTATCTCAAAGAGATTAAAGTCGATTGCGACCATTGCGATGGATTGGGTGAAATACTTACGGAGGAAGAAGAAAATGGGTGACAAAATGGATAAGAAAACAATCGATAAAACCGCAGATTTGATTAAGCGTTATTTAGACGTAAACCAAAACTCAAATTACGAATGGTTGTTAAATGATCGAGCGTGTTGGCAAGGTAACATCCAGTGTGAAGAGGACGAGGTGCAATACAAAAAAGTATTAAAAGACATATCGAGAATGGAGACACATTATAAGAGCCTAAATGTGTTTTTTGATCAAATTGTAAAGCAAGCACGGGAAACAGCAAAATGATGTTAGTTTATTACACTGCGCTGGTGTTCGGTTACTCGCTCGATAGCGAAAAGCTTACAACGACGTTCTGGCTTAAAAGCTACGATCAATGCATCGAAGCAATGATCCAGCTAGAAGACTTTTACGACTACATCGCGGATCACGTTGCCAGCGATAACAGAATTTTCATGTGGTGCGATAAATCAACCGTTCAAAGCAACGAAATAATCAAACCCAAAATACGCCCAAATTCGTCACTTCCGCCTACTTCCGCCCACTTCCGCAAGGCGGAAATGAACGGGGTCACACCCGAATAATGGCGGAAATGGAAGCAAAAACAGCAAAAATTGGCGGAAGTAAGAAATGAAAAAGCATCAAAATATAAGAAAATTGGCGGAAATGGGCGGAAATGAAGCGGAAGTAACCCCCCATACCCCTAAGACACTACTTCCGCCAGCGCGGAATAGTAGTGCTTGTCAGGGGATATGGACAAGCATCTTAAAGAGGAAGCAGTATGCCAGTTAGAGGTCGTTATAGCAGAGTAAAGAGAAATCTAAAAAAAGATGATGCTGGGGAAAGCTTCAGCGTCAGTGCGATGTGGGGAGATAGCAGATCAGAGACTTGTCGTGCAGCGGTAAACAGTGTCGATGCTGTAGCGCGAGAACTCGAAATGAAATGGGGCATCGGTAAGCTCGAAGAACTTGCAGCGCCAAACCTTGCAGTTAAGTTCGAGCAAGCGAGGCAGAATTTTAGCGAAGCTTGTCAGTTAGATGATAGCGATTACCTGGTACAAAAAGCCAATAACCTTATTACCGGATGGCGTAAGTTGGAGACAACCGCCATACAAGCCGGACATAAGCCAGGTGATGCTGAAGTGTGGTTTGGGATCGCGCCAGAAGATTGTGATGAATATAACTTTGCTATCGTTAAATGGGCAAGCGATGCGGCGAACATCGATCGAGATAAGTATCCTATTGTATATTGCCTCGATGAAGTTTGTAGAATTATCAAAAGCTTTCAGCAGCCATTAGTAGAAGCAGCAAAGACAACATTTAAAGATTCAAAAATTACAAACATTAAAACTGGAGGCAACTTGAATGACAAACTCCCATTCTAAAAATTTGGAAACATCATCGATAAGAGCAGCTGCATTAACCCAAGTCATCGATTTGGTCGATGGGGATAGAAACAAATCTCACGGAGACCCGACCGAAAATATGACGCGGTTTGCTGAATTGCTCCGCGCATACTTTGGTAATCGATCAGCTGGAAGCATCGAGGCGGTTGACGCGGCAGCTGTCGGCGTTCTGCATAAACTCTCGCGCATTGGTTTCGATCCTCAACATTTAGATAGCTGGCTTGATGTTATGGGCTATGCCTCAATAGCCTATGAGATAGCAGCAGCTGAAAACAAAAAGAGCGACCACTTGGCCGCTCTTGATGAAGCCGTCGAAACGGCGCTATGTGTTAAGGATTAATTATCTTATAAATCTTTTGATATAATTCAAGGTTTACCTGTGGCCATCCGTTCTTATTTACTAATGCTATGTGTTCTTCAAATTTGTGTTTGTCTTGTCCAACAAGTTTTAAACCGTCAAATTTTTGGTGTGTAAAGATAGTCTTATATTTACCAGTTTGATTTTTTAATAAACCTACCCTTTTTCCATTATAATATAAAATATCTCCAACTGTAATTTTAAACTTATCAATGTTCATAGCTTCATTCCAGAAATATGAATAAAAAGTGATTGTGTTCCCCGATCTATTATAGCTTCATAGTGTGTGAAACCCTCAAATATTTGATTGAGATAACCACCATTTAAATCAATGATCGGGCGCGTGTCTGATCCAGCTACTGTGTGTTTTCCGTTTGAGTGAAAAACCAATGTCATTGCTAATGGGTAATCTCTCTCACTTTGCTCAACGTGCGGCATCGATCTATCAAATTTCATACCCTTGGTTATATCGTTATCAAGCAGAAATTTACCTTCCATCCAAACGCGAGGCTTGCCGCGATTGTGTGCAATTTTAAAACATTTGCTTTTAATTAGTGTTGTTGTCATTTCTAAACCTCTAATAATTCGGCACAACAAAAACGCCTTTGGGTACATCGATTACAGTGTAATCATACTCAAGCGTTCTCGCGTATTGTTCATAGTCAAAATATTGTTTGATCCATTCGCCGTTGCCGCAATCATGACAAGCTAACATTTCGTCGGCAAAATCATCTGCGTAATCTTGGAAGCGATCCCAAACGCCACGGTTATCTTCGAGCGCCCTTTGCGCTGCGCCCATAAAAATTTCATCGCTCGAAAAGTTGTCTATTACTGCTTTAACTACATCGGCGTCTTGGTCGCTGCTTTCGATCATGTCAGTAATTTCTGCAATTTTTTCTAGTCCGACATACTCCCCCATGTTTGGGAAGTTGTCATAATCATGTATTGCCCATTCTTCCGCGTCAGGTACTGGGCTGGTCTTTATAATTTTTTGTGCTTCTTTTTCCATTTCTTCTGCATCGCTGGAAACGTCGATCCATTTTCCATGTAGGTAGCCGCTATTATATGCAGCTAAACAAGCTATATAAATTTTCATTGTATCTATCCTTTTTGTGCTATTGATGCTTTTAACAACATCACGGAACGCCCCACTGGGGCGCTCTCTGATAGTGTTAAGCCGTGAATATGATTAGCAGTATGGCGCAAGTAGCAAACCAGCCTACACAACCTAGAACGTCGGCTAGTATCTCGGTGGTTTCGTTTGACAGCCAGCGTTTGAGGGTTTCGAGCGCGTGTATCACAAGACCACCTCTTTTTTAATGAGCTCTGGTGTTTGTTCGTCTTGTTGAACACAACAAATGCCGCACATAATCTCCGTTTCAAAATGCTCAATTATCCAGCTGTCTTTTTTTGCGTCAAAATAACCTGTTAAATTAATATAGACATGATCTGACCCACAACTTTCGCAAACTGGTTTTGTCATGCCGCTGCCCTCCTATTGATCGAGGCGTAACGACCCCATTGCCTCGCCATTGCCTCCGCTAGCTTTGGATAGAACTTTGATCGGATCTTCCAACGGTCTGCGCTGGGTGCTGCGTTGTGTACGTCTGCTCTTGCACTGCTGCCGTCGAGCGTTCCAGTTTTCTTGAGGTTGGGTAGGTTGCGCGTCCAAAAGCAAGTTTGTTTTTTCGCATTGTCTGCGCTTTCTGGATCAGTTGCAAAATGCCACGGCTGAACCGTTTGATTTGCTTTCCACGGAAATGGACGTTTTGATATTTTTGTTATGCGCTCTTTTGCGTATTTGTGCATGATTGGATTTTCGAGAGCGAGACAAGGAACGTCTGCGTTCCATAGATCAGAGAATAGCTCCGTTCCTTCGTCTAGTTCGCGCCACATATCATCTAGCGTTTTGCCCTTTTTCGCGTCAGCTGGCGGTACTCTGTGCAACCATTGTACACCGCTATTGCATAAACGAGTACAAGGTGGATGCCCGATGAAAACCAAATCCCACTTTTCCATAGTAATGACGTTTCGAACGTCGTCTTGAATGTGGCGGTTTGTTGCTGTATCAGCTGGCAAAATATCACATGACCATGTGTTATAGCCTTCTGCAAGAAAAGCCTCTCGAACAATACCGGAGGTTTCGCAACCGACTAACACTTTGGTATGACGTTTGCTTTCGTCTATTAGTTCTTCTAAATCGGTTTGACGCTCCCCAGTTTGGGAAGCGCTGCCGAGGTCAAACATATCAAACTGGTAGCCCATTACATCGCCCTCAATTTAATAGCGTGTGATTGTATGCGCTCGATGCTTTCCCAGTTCCGAACGTCACTTCGATCGCAGTTGCGCTCTGTATAGTTCCATTCAATGCCTTGGGCTTTTGAGGTCGTATGCAGTTTGTAGGCGTCGCAGTCTTCCTCGAGGGCAAACATTCTCTGGCCGTCAATAACAGTTGTATATGAAAAGTGGCTAAAGTCGTCGGCGGTTAATCCTATTTGCTTTACTGCCTTGGCTGATACAATTAACCAGCCGTGTCCGTTGTCGTTTTCGTGTAATACATCTAACATTATTTATATCCTTTTTGTGCTGTTGATTCATGTCTAGTGACATCAATAGACAAACCTTGCAAAATAACCTACAATAATGTCAAGCAAAAAAAGTAACAGATTGGCTAACATGGGATTAATTAGACACAGAAAAGCAACAGACCAGCAAAAAGACTTTGTGCAGTATTTGGTAAGGGAAAACAAAAACCCTACCGAAGCTGCGCGCATGGCTGGCTATCTACATCCAAAACAATCCGCCTATGATTTAACTCGCAACCCTTCAATTCTACTGCTTATTCGGCAAGCTAGACAAACAGTCTACCAGACCGACCTTGCCAGTTTGGCAGCTGATACGCTTAAAGTTGTGATGTTAGATCCTGATGCGCCAGCAAGCGCAAAGGTTAGCGCGGCTAGGACATCGCTAGAACTGGCTGGCGACTTGGTAAAAGGTGCAGACGGATCGATTGATGGGCGCAACCTTGCCGAGCTAACGCCTGACCAGCTGGCTAGTATGATCGATCGATGGGAAAATGAACGCGCAGAACTAGCAAAAGACGTAACAACAGCGCAAAACTCAGAAAAAACCCAATGAAAACAATGCAACGATTAGTACAATCGGGACTAATTGAACTAATAATGTGACCCCGATCGACCCCACCCCGTGGCCTATTCCGATCGGTGGCATCATGTGTATTATGGCGGTCGCTACAAATTTTACGCAATTTTGAACTTTTACTCCGTTTCGTTGATTGATGCTGCCAACAGTTGTATAATGCAATCAACAATGACGGAATACGGCAAACAGTAACGGAGTTATAACGGGCATGAGTTTATACGAAAATATCAATAAACGTAAAAAGGCTGGCACAAGCCGACCAAAGAGCGAAAGCACAGTAAGTCCAAAATCATATTCTAATATGAAAGCTGGATTTCCAAATAGCAAAAAGAACCAAGCCAAAAAGAAATCTAAGATGGCTAAGTCTATGGGGTACGCATAATGGCTAACCTTACTCCAAAGCAAAAACAAATAGCTGGCGCAGCTAATCCTAAAGACAAAATAACTGGTGCTGACTTCAAGGCATTACGCAACCAGCCTCGCTCTGCAAGGAAGGGCGCTGAAGCAAAAAAACAAGCCAAGAAATCTCGAATGGCCTCTGCAATGGGATATGGAAATAGCTAATGGCACAACCACGCGACTACTCTAGGCAGTATAACTTTAAGGATTATCAGGCGACGACGCCAGCTGATCCGTTACCAGGCGTACAAGTAGACGCGGAACTTAATGCCGTTAAGCTAACCTTAGACGATTTAAACACCAACATTGCCAAGATCCAACGTGACGACGGCAAGCTGGGTAATCAGGCGGTACACAAGGATGCGTTTGATCCAGGTGCATTAGCATTGATAAATGTCACTGGTTTTACGCCGAAAGGCGATTGGGCAACGCAAAGCACATATGCTGTTGGCGACATAGTAGATTTTAACAGCGGAACGTATTTGGCTACTGCGGCACATACATCGAGTGCTGCTTTTGCTACTGATAGCACTGCGAATAGGTGGATACTGATAGCGAACGCGGCCATATCTGGCACAAGTTCAGCGGTAGACAAGTTCGAGGGTAACGGAACTAGGACGGTTTTTACTTTGACGTACAGTTATGCGTCTACGACATCGGTACAAGTATTTGTAAATGGGGAGCTATTAAATCCTACTGACGACTACACGCTCTCAGGCAACCAGCTAACGTTATTTACTGCACCTGGATTACCCACAGTTACTGGCAATGAGAATGTTATCATTTGGGGCGCTAGTGTTGTAGGCCAAGCTGCTGTCAATGCTGCGACTGCAAGCGCCTCGAACGCCAGCGGTTTTGCGGATGAGGCGGATAACTGGGCGCGAAAGACAACAGGATTAGTTGAAAGCGCCGACTATTCATCGAAAGCGTATGCGATAGGCGGTACTGGCGTTGATAATGGATCGGGATCTGCGAAAGATTGGGCGACCAAAACAACGTCTACTGTTGGGAATACAAGCGAGTATTCGTCTAAATACTGGGCGACACAGGGTAATGTACCGATTGTTGCAGCCGGAATAACGAATATTAACACTGTTGCTGGTCAAATATCGCCTACGAATAACATTGGAACATTGGCTGGTATAAACGCGGCTATAACGACGGTCAGTGGTATAAGCAGCAATGTTACGGCAGTTAGCGGTATAAGCGCCGATGTTACTGCGGTTGCTGCATTAAGCAGTACAAATTTAAACACAGTGGCGACAAATATAGCGTCAGTAAATACGGTTTCATCGAACATAACGCACGTTGTAAAAGTTGCTCAAGATCTGAATGAGGCAATTAGCGAAGTCGAGACTGTTGCGAATGATCTCAACGAGACAACAAGTGAGATCGAGGTAGTGGCGAACGCGATAGTGAACGTCAATAATGTTGGAACAAATATAAGTTCAGTTAATACAGTAAGCGGCATAAGCGCGGATGTGACTGCCGTTGCCTCGATTCAAAGTAATATTGCGACTATTGCTGCATCAGCGGCCACGACGAACATCAATACTGTTGCCAGCGATTTAACTGGCTCAAATAACATAGGTGCGGTTGCTGGTGCTATAGCGAACGTAAATACAGTTGGCAGCGGCATAAGCAATGTAAATACTGTTGCTTCTAACTTAACAGCAATCAACACTGTAAATACAAACATTTCTGCCATCACTACTGTTAATAGCAATAGCTCTAATATCACAGCTGTGGCTGGGGCTGTTTCCAACGTCAACACTGTTGCCAATAATTTAACAAGCGTTAATGCATTTGGTAATCAATACGTCATAAGCTCAACAGCGCCTAGCAGTCCTAACGCTGGATTGTTGTGGTTCGACACCTCGACGGGTGTTGATACGATGAAGGTCTACAATGGCTCTTCATTTCAGAATGCTGGGAGTTCAGTCAACGGTACAAGTTCTCGGGGTTCTTTTACAGCAACTGCTGGTCAGACATCTTTTGCAACAGCCGGATACGATAGTGGGTATATTGATATTTTCGCCAATGGCGTAAAAATGATTGTGGGTACAGACGTAACTGCGTCTGATGGTACTAATATTGTATTTGCGTCTGGGCTGGCTGCAAATGACGTAGTTGATTATGTTGCTTACGGAACATTCGCTCTCGCTGACCACTACAACAAAACTCAAGCCGACGCTCGATATGCACAATTATCAGGCGGTGCGGATTTTGGCGCAAACCAGATTAAGTATGCGAATGTTTATGCGACACCAAGTGATTTGCCAAACGCAAGCACGTATCATGGATATTTCGCCCATACCCATAATAATGGGCGTGCAGTTTTCAGCCACGGAGGCCAATATTACAATCTGGTGCATGAGGACAGTTCGGGCAACGTTACGATTGGCGGCAACCTTACAGTCTCAGGTACTACAACAACTGTAAACAGTACGACACTTGATGTCGCTGATAAGAACATAACGATAGCTAATGGTGCGGCTGATGCGGCGGCTGCTGACGGTGCTGGGCTTACAGTAGATGGGGCAAGCGCAACTATTCTTTACACAGCATCAGGTGACAAATGGGCGTTCAACAAACCTCTAGGACTAGGCGGTTGGACGATAACCGAAACTGGTGGAAGTTTATATTTCGCAACTGGTGGTGTGAACAAAATGAAACTCGACGCGTCTGGCAACCTTGATGTGGTTGGCTCAGTCAATTCTAACGCAACAATTAGCTAATAGGAGTATCCGAAGATGGCTTTAAAAATTGGCGGCACAGAGGTTGTTGATAACAACCGACAGCTAAAGAACATAGCAAGTGTAGATGCTACAACGGTTACAGCTTTATCAAGTGCTGGTGTTGGTGGTGGTGGTTCAGCAAAAGACTTTGTTGCATCGGGAACTATCGCCAATGGCAACGTTGTAAAACTTAATACAGACGGCACTGTATCCGTCACTGTAGGTGTTGATGGTGTTGGTAGCATTCAAGAAGCTGTAAATCTTGGTAGTAACGCAAAAGAAGACAAAGATGCCGTATATGACGACACAACAAATCAAGTAATAGTCACATATAGAGACCCAAATTCTCAAGATGTAAAATATATTGTTGGGTTGGTTACTGGCACTACAATTACTTGGGGTAGTCATCTTGCTTGGGATAATCGTGTTATTTATGATAATCATGTAGAACTTGGTTCATCAGGAACAGTAGTGTTTTTTGGTATTCATGGCGCAGGGGCTGTTATTAAGGTTTATCAAATAAATTCAAATCAAACTTTAACATATAAAAGTGATGCTAGTTTATCTAGTTTGAGTGGCATTAGAACAGCAATAGGAACATCTGCTTTAACTTTTAATACTGCTCACAATTACGCATATTGTATTTGTACTGATAATACTACAACACGACTTCATACAATGTATATTAACCCCTCATCTAATTATGCAATTAGTCAAAGAGATACAGCTTACATACAAACTTATAATAGAGGTCAATACACTTACGGTCTAAGGGCAAATTATGACGCTACGGCTGATAAGACTTATGCAATTTGGTATGACTCAAATGATGTGCATCAGAAAATTGTAAATATGTCAGCAGGCACAGGCGCAAGTGCTGGTCAAGGTATATCTGTTGGAACAGAGCTTATTTTTGGTAACCAAACTGGTATTAGTACACATGACGTTGTTTATAGTGCTGCTGCTCAAAAAACTTTTTTACTTACCAGACTTCCCTCTACTAATGAATTTATTTTAAAAACTGTTACTAGTAGTGGAAGCACAATTTCATTATCTTCTGCAACAACTATAGACTCTGGAAGTTCGAGTAGTGGTAATGCCCTTGGATATACACACCAATTAGATTGTGCATATATTTCTTCTACAAATGAAGTTGTTGTGTCAGCAAGGATGCCTCAATCTAATAACACTGGTTATGTTTGGAGGATAGGGTGGAGCTCAAATGCACCAGTAATTTCGTCACCTTTTCAATGGACTACTGAACATGTCAGAGAAAATCATCAGATAGCAGCTTCATCAAGTGGTTTAATAGTTTATGTCTTTACGCCTAATGTAGATAGTCAGTGGCGGTTTTATGGAATTGTTCACAATACAGCAGCAATTAATTCAGCATATGGCATTGCAAAGGCTTCGGTTTCTAACGGTCAAACAGTTGAAGTTGTAAGTCTGGGTTCAATAGCTGGTAATCAATCTGGTCTGACTATTGGTTCTAAATATTATTACAATGCTGATGGGGCAATAAGCACTTCAGGAATTAAAGAAGTAGGTGTTGCTGTAAGCGCCACAGAGCTTTTAATCACAGGAGTAGTTGCATGACAAAAGCAAGAGACCTAGCAAACATAATCTCAGGTGGGGCAGTCCTCGCTGACGGTGCAATTGCAGTATCGGAAGTAACAGGACTACACGCAGTAGCTTCTAGCGGTGCAGCCTCAGACGTCACTGGCTTACACGCAGTAGCGACTAGCGGTGCATACAGCGATGTAACAGGCACACCATCATTAGGTACAGCAGCAGCCCTTAACGTAGGCACATCTGCTAACAACATTCCACAGCTTGATAGCAGCGGAAAACTAGGGGCTATAGATGGCTCTGCTTTAACAGGCATACAAGGATTTTCTTATGCCGCAACTCTAGCATTTGGAGATTATTAATATGGCTGACACACTCGCAGAAATTTATCGAAATACTTTAACATCAAGTAGTTTTGACAGTAACGGAGAGGCTACGATTGTTACAACAAACAGTAGCACCTCTCATGTAATTAAAAACATTCAAGTATCTGATACTGATGCAAACACAAAAGTTAATGGCACTCTTAAAGTAAACGATTTTGATGTTGTTGCTTTAACAGGAAACTCTAGTGGTTCGGAAATTATTGCGCCTAGCTCAACAGTAAAAGTTAAATCAAGTGCGTTTCCGTTAACTTACTTAGACTATGAATTTTCAACTCGAAATCCTGGTACTAACTATCTGAGTCATACTATAGCAACTGTAAATGGCACAACAGTTATTTCAGAAATTTATGATGCAACAAACGCTTTACCAATTAATATAACTAATAATAATGATAGAGACATATTTGCTCCTTTTTTAGGGCCAAGCAATTACCATTTAATTATTTCAATGGACACTAACTCAGTAACAAATATGTACCTATCCGATAGTTCTGGAAACTCCATTGTTTCTAAAACAGCTTCTTACGAACCTAAGTGGTTTGATGGAAAACAATATGTCTATCATCATAATGGTAGCGGAACACATGGTATTGATAGAATAGATTGTTACACAGGTAATGTAACAAGACTTATAAATAATAGTATGTCTAACGGAAGTACTTATCCAAAAATGTTTGGATATAAAGATGAGTACCTTTGGTTTTGGGCAAGGTGGGATGCGGATCACCCTAAAGTATATAGCTTTGCTGATAATACCCTTACTGATTGGGTAAATAACAGCGCTCAAGGGGCTTCAATAGACCAACCAGATAGACCTTGGTATGCTGTTAAAAGAAGTGGTGACAGATTTAGATTTGTAATTACTAAAGCTGACAACGAAATAATGTTTTATGATTGGACTAAAGGAACAGTACTTACTAGCTCTGATTCAGCTACTTCATTTACCTTAAGCGGAACTAATGAAGAAATGACTGATTTTCAAATAAATTGTGCAGTTATTGGCAGTAGATTATATTATGTCAACGGTGCTTATAATATAGCATTCGTTGATTTTGAAGCAGATACTCCAACTAAAGGTATCATTGGTACTAATAGTTTTTATGGTGGATATGGTCATGACATTCAACAAGTAGAAAGAACACCAAGCACCTCAACAATCAATGGTCGTTCTGGCTATCCAACCCCATCACTCAAGTTACGCATGACTGGCGTAACAAGCACATAGGAGGCTGACATGGGATTAACTTTAAATACTAACAGTCTTACTGTTGCTAGTTCTGGTGGTAGTAGTAGTGCAGCGTCAGGACTATCAACGTCTGCTGCAACAACGCTGATTAAGAACAATACGCCTTGGCAGTACATCGAAACTATAACTGCTAGTAGCAGTTCAACTTTAGATTTAACAAATTCTAATATTTCAAATTTTGATGCTTTCTACATTCATTTTGATAATATAAATCTTAGTACAAATGCTCAAACTAGAATGCGTTTGTATTTGGATAGTACATTACAAACAGGTGGCTATTATAGATTTACGACAGTCAGTGGTTCAAATACAAGTAACACTAATGGTGGTAATAGTGGTTATGACTCTTGGATTTTTGGCGGTCAAAACTATACATGGATGCGAAACATCACTGGTACAATGTATGTCAACGGTAAAGTAAGTAATATAAAAGTTCTGAAAAGTGATTTATCCGCAGGAAATTCTGGAAATTCGGCAGTAAGACATAATGTCGGTGGGTCTTTAACTGGTGTAGGTGAGAGCAGTACGATTACAGGGTTTAATTTTTTTACTAACAGTGGAAATTATTCATCTGGGCAGTTGCATTTATATGGGATGAACAAACATGGTTAGAGAAAATCCAAGACATAAAATGACTTCTAACGGCAAGGTATACT